CACGCGCCCGGCACAAACAGGGCAACGAAAGCCCTGCGGCCAACGCCACGTGTAGAGCGCGCGATAGCACTTGGCCTCGGTGCCGTAGAACGCGAAGAACTCAGGCATCGACAATCCAGCCTGGAACTGCACCGCATTGATGCTCATCACGTCACCTCGTTGGCTTCAGAGTGACAGCAGCATCCACCCAGCGCGGCGCAGATCCTGCGACTGGCGGCTGAAGGTCAGGGCTAATCAGGAAGAATCATGAATATTCCCCTGACCGCCGACGAGCTGATCGACGAGCTGGCTCGCATCTACCCCGAGGTTATCTACGACCCCGAGCAGGACCGGGAGGAATTCCTCCTCAAGTCCGGGGAGCGCCGCCTGGTACTTCGACTCCTGGCCGCACGCGAGCAGGAACGCGAAGAGTCCCGAGGAGGACGCCGCTGATGTGCAGCTCCAAACCCAAGACTCCGAAGACGGAAACACCAGACATTCTTGTCACCGCACGTGACGGCTCCGGCCAGTCCCAATCGGCGCAGGCCCGTAAGAAATCCGGTCTACGCAGCGACATGAACTCTCCGCTCTACCAAGGATTGACCATTCCGCGTGGCTGACGCCGGCAAGACCCTCGTGTCCGCCAAGGAACGCTACGACGAGCTGAAGCCCAACCGAAACAGTGCCGAGACCCGCGCCAAAGCGTGTACCAAGGTCACCATCCCATCACTGTTCGTTGACCCGAAGCAGAAGTCACAGACTTTCACCACCCCCGTGCAGGGCACAGGCGCACGCTGCGCCAACGCGATCGCCAACGCGCTTTTGCTGGCGGTTCTGCCACCTAACATCACCCCCTTCACCCTGAAGCCCGACCTGTCCGAATCGGACAAGCTCATGCAGCAAGCAGGCATTCAGAAGGGAGAGCTTGAGACAGCGCTTTCTGAAATCGAACGTGCCGTGATGGATGAGATTGAAGCCGGCGCTCAGCTGCGTTCAGTCCTAGCCGAGGGCTTTAAGCACTCCGCCGCGACTGGCAACTGGCTGCTTTACGTGCCTGATCAAGGCCCGGGCAAGCTCTACCCGCTGACCTCTTACGTCGCTGACCGCGACGGCCTGGGTAACGTGTTGGAAATTGTCACCCTCGACCTGATCGCGATCCAGATGCTTCCCTCCGAGGCGCGCGACGCGATCCTCGCCAAGGTCTCCGAGATTGAGCGGCTGAAAAAGCTGGCCGAAGACGCCGAGCTTTACACCCGCGTGTACCGCGACGAGAACAACGAGAACTGGCTGTGCTATCAGGAGGTCGAAGGCGTCATCATCGCCGGGACCGAAGGCAGCTATCCAATCGATGCTCCCCCTTGGATTCCCGTGTCAATCCCTCGACCCACTAGCGAAGACTATGGTCGCGGCCTGATCGAAGATTACCGAGGTGAATTCGAGACTCTTGAAGCGCTCCGAAAGGCGCTTCGCAAGGGGGCTGCAGCTGCCGCGAAAATCCTTTGGCTGCTGAAGCCGACCTCGGCGATGAAGCCGGACCAGCTGACCAAGGCTGAGTCGGGCGCCGTCATCCGCGGCGACAAGAACGACATTTCCTCCCTGACCCTGGACAAGTTCCAGGACCTCTCCTTCGTCAAGAGCGAAGCCGACACCACCGCCCGCAATCTGGAGCTGGTCTTCGGCGTTGGCACTGCCATCCAGCGCAGCGGCGACCGAGTGACCCGAGAGGAAATCCAGTACCTCGCCCGTGTGCTTGAGGACAACCGCGCCGGCCTCTATTCGGTGCTCGGCCCCGAGCTGATGGTTCCACTCATCCGTCGCATTCTCTTCCGACTGCAGCAAAACGGGGCAATCCCGGAGCTGCCGGAAGGTCTCATCAAACCACGCATCACCGTAGGTGTCGCAGCCCTAGGCCGCGGCCATGACTTCGAGAAGCTCGTTCGCTTTGGCGAGACCGCCAAGGGCGTCATGGGTGAGCAAGAAGCTGGCCGCCGCATCGACTGGGGCGAGTGGCTGTCCCGATTGGGTGCCGCATCCGACATCACCACAAAGGGTCTAGTGCTCGACCCAGAAGCCGTCCAGCAGAACGACCAGACCTCCGCAATGAACGAGGCCGCTGTCCGCGCCGCACCGAACTTGGTGAACGCAGCGATGACAGGCGGCTCACCAATCCAGGAATGACCATGGCAAAAGCCGCAACTGCCGCCGAGGCAGGCACACCAGCACCACTGGCTGACGCAGTGGCTGATAAGACTTATCCGCGCGTGACTAAGAAGGGCGACGTGACGATCACCGAATTCAGCGACGGCACCACCCACTACAACGCGCTGGGCGCGACCAAGTGACCGAGCAGACCACCGAGACCCAGCCGGCCCAGGTCGTCGCTGACGGAACCGAAGGTCAGCAGACCGAACGCCTGTATGGCGGCAAATACAAAACGGTCGAAGAACTGGAGGCAGCTTACGCGGCTGCCGCAACTCCGGCTGACCCGGCCGGCAATGCTGGGCTGAAGGCGGCCAAAGAAGCCGCGACAGTGGAAGGCGAAGGAAACTTCGGCGATGCCAACGAAGCCGCTACAGCAGACGCACTGAAGGCCGCCGGCCTTGACCAGACTGTGTTCACTCAGGAGTTTGCCGAGACCGGCACCATCTCCGAAGAGAGCTTCAAGTCCCTGGAAAAGGCTGGTTTCCCAAAAGAGCTGGTCGGCGTGTATCTGGATGGCCTCAAGGCGCGCCAGTCCACCTACGAGGCTGGAATCTTCGCCCCGGCAGGCGGCAAGGACGGCTACGCAAAACTCCTGGAGTGGGCAGGCAAGAATCTGGAGGACGCCGACATCGACGCCTTCAATGCCGCTGTCACCTCCGGCGATGCCGCACGTGCCAAGTTGGCTGTCGCTGGCCTGGCCGCGCAAGCAAAGACCTCCGCTCCGGCTGTCCTGATTAACGGCAAGGCCTCCCCTGCCCCAGGGGTGCAGCCGTATGCCTCGCGCGCCGAGGTACAGGAAGCGATCCGCAATCCGAAGTATCGCTCCGACCCTGCGTACCGCGAGCGACACATGGCGCGCCTGCGCGCCTCCGACGTGTACTGAGTCAACCCTTTCTCAATCAATCCAGCCTCGCCTGTTCCCAGGTGAAGCGTACCCGCACCCCAAGGAAACAAAATGGCAGATTCCAATCCCAGCCGCATCGGTCAGATCAACAAGCAGGGCGATGCCTGGGCGCTGTTCATGCAGAATTACATGGCCGAGGTCGATACCTCGTTCATCGAGAACTACAAGCTGGAAGGCCGCGTTATGACGCGCACGATTTCCTCCGGCAAGTCCGCATCGTTTCCGGCAATCGGCAAAGTCGGCTCGCGTTACCACGTCCCCGGCACCGACATCCTGGGCCAGACCGTGGACCACAACGAGCGCATTCTGACGCTCGACCCGATGCTTATCTCGGATGTTTTCATTGCGAACATCGACGAGGCGATGAACCACTTCGACGTGCGCGGCGAGTACACCCGCCTGCAGGGCGCCGAGCTGGCTCTGCAGCGCATGAAGAACGAACTGCGTTGCGCCATCCGTGCAGCCCGCATCACTAAGTCGGTGGTGGACGGTCAGCCGGGCGGCCTGCGCATCGTGAATGCCGCGATGCTGACCGACCCGGTTGTGATCGCCAAGGCGTTCCGCGCCGCGCGCCAGAACTTCGACGAAAAGGGCATCTCGGAGAATCCGCAGGAGTTCACGGGCGCCCTGCGTCCGGCTCAGTATTACCTGCTGACCGAGAACAAGGACCTGATCGACCGCGACATCAACACCGAGTCGAAGGGCAGCTACAACGAAGCTGTCATCTCGTCCATCGCCCGCATCCCGCTGCTGAAGGTCAACGCCCTGCCGGGCGCCGACGAGTCGGCTGACGCGACGCTGCAGGCCAAGTACCGCGGCGATTACAGCGGCACCGCTGGCGTCATCTTCCACCGCTCGGCGGTGGGCACCCTGCAGCTGCTGGGCCTGTCCGTTGAGGACGTGTACCAGGGCAACAAGCAGGGCACCTTGATGCTGTCCAAGTACGCGCTGGGCCACGGCGAGCTGCGTGGTGATGGTGCGGTCGAGCTGGGCACCAAGTAATACCGAAGGCGTAGGCCGAGTGCTCACCACACCCACCAGATAAGTGTTCGGCGGTTTACGACCGCCTGCGCCCTTCTTCTCTCCTAACCGGGGGTCTCTAAACGGGACCTCCGGTTTTTTTTCGACCACTTCAAGAGAACCGCATGGATCTGATCCCGACCACTGAGCTTGAGGCCGTCAACGAGATGCTCGCCGTGATCGGCGAACAGCCCGTAAGCGCCCTGGAAGCGGTCGGCAACACTGACGTTGCCATTGCCATTCGCACCCTTCGCGGCGTATCGCGCGAGGTGCAGACCACCGCCTGGTGGTTCAACACCGACGAGAGCTACACGTTCGTGCTCAATGCCGACAACCGTGTCCCGCTCCCCAACCTCATTCTGAGCATCCGGCCGCTGGGCCGCGGCTCCACTCGCATAACCCACCGCAACGGCTTCCTGTACGACCTGACCAACGCCACTGACGTGTTCGCTGCCGACGCAGCGCCGTCCGCCAGGGTGGTCTGGTTCATGGACTTCGAGCTTCTACCGGAGACCGTTCGGCGCTACATCGCCATCCGCGCGGCCCGCATCTTCCAGAAGAACGTGCTCGGCAGCGAATCGCTCAACGGCTTCACCGAGGACCACGAGAGCGCCGCGCTGGCCCTGCTGGCCGACGAGGCCGACGACTTCGAGTTCGCCAAGGGCGCCAACTTCCTCAACGACGACACCGACACCTCAGCCATCGCGAACCGCACTTGAGTCTGGAAACCGGCAGCTATCCGTCCTTCCTGGGCGGTGTCTCTCAGCAGGACGCATCCGTCCGCAACGCAACACAAGTCACCGACGCCCACAACACCTGGCTGCATTCCGCCATGGGCACAGGCAAGCGCCCTGCGGCGCAGTTCGTCAAAGTGCTGGGCAACGACATCGCCCCTCGCGCGCACTTCCACTCCATCGTCCGTGACACCGTCGAGCACTACCTGGTAGTCGTCGAGAGCGGCAAGGTCCGCGTGTTCAACCACGAGACCGGCTACGAGTACGACGTGCTGATGGCCGAAGGCTCGGCCGCGTACCTGGCGACCGACAAGCAGCCCTGGTCCGTGTTCCGCGCCTGCACGCAGGCGGACACCACGTTCATCGTGAACACTCAGGTCACGGCCAGGATGAGCACTGAGAAGGCGCCAGGCCGCATCACCGGATCGGTCCAAACCTTCACGGACCTACCGAAGCCCGACAAGAACGTGGTGGTGCCTACAGGCGCCATCTACGAAATCCTCGGCGCCAGCGGCAACAAGTACGACAACTTCGTGGTCCAGCGCGCCGGTAAGGGCGTGTGGCAAGAGATTGCCCGGCCTGGTGCTTACAACACGTTCGACAAGACCACGATGCCGCATCTACTGAAGCGCGTGGTTGATCCGCTTCACGGCGACGGCCTGTTCTTCAGCTTCGGCCCCATGGACTGGGACAAGCGCCTCGCTGGCGACGACACCACCATTGGTCCGCCCAGCTTCATCGACGAGAAGATCCGCGACGTGTTCTTTCATCGGGGCCGCCTTGGCCTGATGTCTACCGAGAACACCTGCCTCTCCGAAATCGACCATCCGTTCAACTTCTGGCGCACTACGACACAGCAGCTTCTCGACTCCGACGTGATCGACTTCGCGGTCCAATCACGAGGCGTCGCTCAGCTGCAGTTTGGCGTCCCGTTCCAGTCGTCGCTCCTGATGTTCGGCGACCGCGCCAACTTCCAGATGACCGCAGATCCAATGCTGACTCCGAAGACCCCAAAGGTGGACGAGTTGGTCAACTACGAGTGCTCCCTCTACGTCCGCCCAGTTCTGTTGGGCGACACCTTGTACTTCGCTTCCGACTCAGGGGCCTTCTCCGTCCTCCGCGAATACTTCGTTGACGACGTGTCGATTACCGGCGACGCCGCTGACGTAACCGCGCATGTGCCTCGACTGATCCCCGGCAAGCTCCGTGCAATGACTGCGGTTCCCGGAGCAGACGCGCTGGTGGTGGCCCCAGTCGATTCCCCGTCGCAGCTTTACACGTACTTCGTACGGTGGGCCGGCAACGAGAAGTCGCAATCCTCCTGGACGCGGTGGGACCTCTCTGGCATTGGCCGCGTGGTTCACCTGCACTCCACCTCCGACGACCTATACGTCACTGCCGAATCTACGGCAGGCGGCGTTGAGTTGCTGAAGCTGAGCCTCTCGTTGGTTGCAGCGGAGGGTGACTTCACCAAGGACTACGCGTTCCTACTGGACCGCTTGGTAGTGGTGCAGCCGGACTATTACGCGTTCGGCAATTACACCGACATCAACCTCCCGTACACGCTCGCCCGCTTGGACGGCCTGGTCATCGGCAAGACCGACGACTGGTCGTCTCCAGGCGAGCTGTTGGACCTGACGGGCGCAGCGCTCATCAACGGCGGCATGGGCATCCGATTCCAAGGCAACTTGGCCGCAGGGCGCCTGGCAGTTGGTGTGAGCTATGACTCTTCAGTCGAGCTGACCCGCGCCTACCTCCGCGACCAGCGGAACAACTCGATCCTCGTGGGCCGCCTCCAGGTTCGTGACATCACTGTCGCGTATAAGGATGCCGCCTACTTCGAGGTGGAGGTCATTACCCGCGGCCGCGAGAGCGACCCGCAGGCGTACCTTGCATCCCACGCAGGACTGTTCACGGCCCGCACGCTGGGCGACGAAGTGTTCCGCCTGGGCCGCCCCAATTTCCATTCCGGCGAGCGCCGATTCCCCGTACAAGCCCGCGCCGACAACTGCCGGATCGTCATCCGCAATCGCCTGCCGTTCCAGTGCTGGTTCCAGTCTGCGCAGTACCGCGCGCTATTCTCTTCAAGGAGTTCCGTTTGACCGTTCTCGAATATCGTCCGCCCAGCTCGGGGGACATCCTGAGCGTGGCCGCGCGTGTGCGGGACGCCGACGTTTTGGAAGTCGCTGCTGCAAGCGGCGACTCGCCTCTCGAAGCTCTCCTGAAGTCCTGCAACGACGCCGATGCGGTGTTCTGCATCGTCCTTGACGGGCACCCCGAGGGCATCTTCGGGGTCTCCTACGCGGGTGGCCTGGGAGCAACCGTATGGCTCTTGGGAACCGATGCCCTGGCAAACATCCCGCGTTTGATGGTGACCGAGACACGCCGCATCACTGATGACTGGCGCGACAGGTTCTCCGTATTGCACAACTTCGTGGACGATAGCAACGAGGTCTCGAAGCGATGGCTGGCCGCTGTTGGTTTCAGTTTCTCGGAGCCAGTTCCCTATGGCCCCTCGCAGGTGCCGTTCCGCTACTTCTACAAGATCGGCCATGTGTGACGGCGGTGTTTTCTCCGTGCCGATCGCCATGGCAGTCATCGGAGCGGGCACCGCCGTATACCAGGGCAAGCAACAGGCCAAAGCCATCGGCGAGCAGATGCAAGCCGAGCAGAGCCAGATCGACGCGAAGGCGCAGGTGGACACCCTGCAACGCATGGCTGAAGCACGGTCCCTCCGTGCGACCGCGCGGGCATCGGCAGCAGAAGCAGCCATCGGCGGCAACTCCCTGCAGGCAATCGACAACGACATCATGGCCCAGGCAGGCCGCGACGTGGCGATGATCGAGGGCAACCGTGAGCGTGGCGTCGCCGCATCTTCCGCAGATGCCGCAGCACGTACGCGAGTCGCCAACGCCGAGATGGTCGGCGGCGTAATCAATACAGCCGCTAGCGGCGCCACCAGCGCCTACAGCAACTATCAGATCAAGAAGCGAGGCGACACCAATGGCAAGGGTTAATGAGCGCGGCATTCAGCGCCGTGCCGTGATCGAGTCGCGGCAATCTGCACCCGAGCAGTACCGCATCCAGGTCAGCGGCGCAGCCGCACAAAGCTACTCTGCGGTCTCCAATATCTCCGCAGGCGTCCTCGGGCGCCTGTCGGCTGCGGCCAGTGGCATGCAGCAGGACCGGCAGTTCCGCCAGAACGGCGAGGACACCCTCCAGGGCCAGGAGCAACGCACTCAAGAATCCGTCGAAGGCCAGGCTGCGCAATCGGAAGATGCACTCGCATCTTTCACTCCGGCCTTCCGCCGCGGCTACTTCGTGACCGAGGCGTCAAACAAGATCAACGACGCCAAGCGGGGCCTGATCGCGCGCGTCGCTGCGATGGACGTGGGTGAAGATCCACAGGCGATCATCCAGGAAACCCTGGGTGGTCTGATGCAGCAGAAGGAGTTCCAAGACCCGCAAGTCATGGCACAGATGCAGCCAGCCATCCAGCAGCTTCGCCAGCAGGCACTCGATGTCCACTCAAAGGCCGAAACAGCTGAACTGCTGGAGCGGCAGGCTGAGAACGTCGGCGCCATGCTGCGAACTGCAGCCCTCGACGGCTCATTGCTGCAACCCGGCGCCATGGAGCGATTCGCCAAGGCCCTCGATACCGAGGACTTCGCTTACGTCACCCGCAACGAATTCTACGACCAGGCTGCAGGGCAGATCGTGGATGTCCTGGCAACTGGCGAGGGCAATATCAAGGCGCTCTCCGAGTTTGTGCAGAAGACCACCGACGAGAACGGCACATCCCTATGGGACCGCAAGCACGGAGAGGGTACGTGGGGTGACACTTTCACACAGGCCGCTCGCGCTGGCGCGGCAGTCCAGCAACGGGTGATCGAGGAACGGCAGGCGTCCGTTCAAGCCGAGAAAGAAGTTGGGTGGCAGGACCAAGCCTACGTCGGGCGCATGACCGAAGCGAGCATCAATGCCAATGCGGATGCCCTTGGCCTGTCCGGCAAGGACCGCCACACGTTTGTCCGCCATTGGTACGACCAGAACCAAGCCGGCATCCGCCGGATGGAACAGGAAGCCAAGGAGGCGGCACGCCACAAGGAAACCATCCAAGTCCTCACAGCGGGGCAAGGACTCACGCTTGAGACCCACCAGCTGCAGAAGGCGTTCTCGAAGGAGTGGACGGATGCGGTCAAGGCTGGCAACAAGCAGGCGATGGGTACCGCCCTGGCCCGTGCTACGAGAGCCGGCGTAGTCATCCCCGCTGTGCAGGACCTCATTGGCCGCACCACTTCAACGAACCTGACGCAGAACTACGCCACCTACAAGGCTATCGCCGACATCGACCCCATTACCGCCATGCGGTACGTGTCGGAAGACAACGCGATCCTCATGAACGAATACCATGAAAACCGAACGACATTCGGCATGAGCGAGCAAGAGGCACTTCAGCAGGTCACACGTCCTGAGCAGAAAGCAGTCCGTGCTGAGGTCTCCGCGCGAATTGGCCGAGCTGCTACCGCGTACTTCAAGAAGATGGATGAGATGCCTGACGGCTCGCCTATGCCGCCGTGGCTGCATGATCGCGTCCAGCGTGAGGCGACTCGACTAGCAGTTCGCAACCCTATGGCCCCACCGGACGCCGCGGTAGCCACAGCATTCAAACGCGTTCGAGGCGACTTGGCGAACGTCAACGGTCGCTGGGTGGCGCGCGGGGGAATGCGGACAGGAGCGGAATCGGGCGTAACGGAGTTTGTCAGGCGCGCGGCGGCAGATGCTGAGAAATCTGGGGCAATCCCGAAGGGAACAGCAAGCGGAGTCTTTGCTGCACCTACAGAAGATGACCCAAACGTGTTCATTCTCCACAGCCGCGACGGCTTCCCTATTTATGGAAAGGCCAGCGACGGTACCCAGCGCCCGGTGCTGTTTGATCCCAACAAAACTGCTGCTGGCGTTAATCAGTGGAAACGCGACGAAGCTGAGAAGCAGGCCCGATTCGATGCGCAGAACAAGCCCAAGCTCACTGTAATGGGGCTCGACCCCACACAGGCTGCGGCAATGCGTACTGCCAAGGGCGACCCGTCGCTGAAGCCTACGGTACTGAAGCTGGGCGACAAACCCGCTCCAGCGGGGCCGAAGCGCACGGACGCCACCGACATGCTCGACTACCTCTCAACCTTCAAGAACTAGGAATCTAATGCCGACCAGCATCTTTGACCTCACTGCGCCTGCGAAACCGAGAGACCTCAATGAGGTTGTCGCGGAATCGACCCGCAATAACGAGGGGGGACATGTAGCCCGCGTTATGCGCCGAAAAGAAGCCGAAGCGGCCGACCAGAAGCGCAAGGACGAGACGCCGTTCGGTGAGCTGGTCGGCGCCTCCCAAGTGCAGGGTGGAATCGGCATGATCCATCGCGCGTACCAGGAAGACTCGGTGCTTTCCCATGCCGATCCGGAGTGGAAACTCCCCGAGAAGTTTCAGGCGGAGATGGATCAATTCGGGATCGGCACGGATCAGTGGGAACTTTTCAGCCGCGCAACCTCGCAGGAGCATTATGAGCTTCTTCGGGAATTTGCACTTCAAAACGAGATGGCGAAGGAGACCCGTGCGTCCTTCGGCATGCTCTCAAACTTCGCGTCGGACATGACTGATCCGGTGTTCTTCGCCGCAGACGCTGCCACTGGCGGCCTCGCCCGAGGCGCACGTGCCGGTCGCTTGGCGAACTCCGTCCGCGCCGGCTTGGCGGCCGGTACGACCAATGCAGCGATGACGCTTGGAAGCTCCAGATTTAATTCGGAAATCGGAAGCGCGGATATCGCAATCTCAGCCGCAGCCGGGTTCGCGTTGGGTAGCGCTTTCGGAGCGCACCGCGGCGAGCACTTCGCCGAATCCGCGAAGGTCGAGGAACTCGCCAGGAGGGACATCACCGGATCGCCCCAGAGTCTCGGCGCCGCGCGCTTGAACGGACTTCCCGACAACCCGACTCCGGGCATCTCCGAGCGCTCTCTTTCGGATGCAATGCAGGCCCAAGTCGACCGAGGCGTGGACGAGGTATCCATTCAACCTGCCTTCGCCAACATCCGCCTTGCCCTGTCGGCGCAGATGGGGAAGCTGAAAGATCCAACTGCGCGTGGCGTCGGTCGGTGGCTGTTCCGCGACGGCGTGGGCTACACAGATCGAAACTTGGCTGTGAAGCAATCTGCAGGTGAGTACGCCAGCGTCAATCGTGCCACGCTGGAGACCCAGCTACATCGCGGCTTCAACGCAGCCTGGACGGCAGCGCGAGCGAAGCACGGACTGTCCCGCTGGGACCGCGGCGGTGAGCTGGCGTGGAGCCGAAAGGTGGCAGACGTACTGCGAGGCGTAAAGGTCGACGACGAGACTGCAAACCAGGCTGCGGCTGCAGTTCGGCCGGTGCTCGATGCAGCCTACGAGCTGGGCGTTCGTTCGGGCGTCCTGGAGCCGGGCAGCAAGAACCTGGACTACTTCCCGCAGATCCAGTCGAAGCAAGCGTATCAGCGTATTTTCGGAGAGATGGGCCTGAGCGAGGACCAGGGTGTCGAGCTGTATAAGCAAGCGATCATCGCCGACATGCGCAAGAACGGCGACGCCTCCAAGATGGAGAAGTTCGACGAGATTGCTGGCGACTACGCAGGAACCTCCGACCGTGCCCTTCGGGCGCGCGAGAAAGCCGACGACCTGGGCGCATTGACTGCGGACAAGCAGGCTGCCGTCCGTTCCGCCGAAGAGGCGCTGAAGGAACTGGCGGATATGCCCGGCAAAGTTGGTGACCGTCGCCGCACCGCGGCCCAGCGTCGCCTGGAGGATACCCGCCGAAAGTTGCAGCGACACGGTGAACGCCTGGACAAGGCAAAGGCCGGCCTCAAGGATGCGCTGGAACACGAGCAGAAGACGCTACACGCAAAGAAAGAAGCCAAGCAGCTCGCGGACGACGGCGGTGTAGACGAGGAGCTGGCCGAGCTATATGCGCGCGCGCTCATCAAGCGCGGCTCTGGCCTGGTGACTGGCGACACGGGAGCGCCCATGCGTCCACTCAACACTGAGTCGGTGCAGGAACTCACCGACGCCCTGCGAGATGCTGGAGCGAGCGGCGCGAAGATTGCTTCAGTGCTCGGCAGGTACACCGCCCAGATGCAGGAGGGCGCCAAAGTGGGTGCGGCGAAGAAGCGCATCCGCTTCGACCCGAATACCGAGATGACATTCACGAACCGCTTTGGAGACGATGTAACTCTTAAAGTCACCGACTTCCTCGACAGCGACACCACCCGTGTCGTGTCCTCGCACATTCGTGAAGTCGTCGGCTGGTCCTCCCTGGCGCAGAAAGGCAACATTCGCAACAAAGCGGAGCTGGACGCACTCCAGCAGCTCCTCCGCGAACAAGCTATCAAAGCAGGCGATGATCCTGAGAAAACCCTGCGAATGCTGGACGTGGGTGTCAAGTCGATCATGGGGCGCTCCACCGAGGTCAACCCGAACAGCACTGCATCGCGCTGGTCGCGCGCTCTACGTGACACGCAGTTTCTCCGCGTGATGAACCAGGTTGGCTTCACGCTCTTTACAGAGCTAGGGCCGACCGTGGCGCACGCGGGCTTGATAAACACCGCCCGATCCATCGCCTTCATCGGAGACTTCCTCCGTCGCGGTGCAGACGGGACTTTGAAGTCTGGTGAGGCCCGCTACATCGAGGACCTTGTTGCGACTGGCACAGAGCACCTCCGCAGTCCTGCATTTATGCGGATTGAAGATGACGCCTTTATGCCATCGGTCTACGGCGACAGCAAGTTCGGCAGAACGATGGAGAACGCCACAATGCTCGGCCAGAGATTCACCAGCATCGCCTCGGGCATGGCGCCGATGAACACCGCACTGCAGCGTATCGCAGGGCGAGCAACGCTTATGAAGCTGCTACAGCTGGCGAACGACAAGCGCGCACTCTCGGAAGGCATGACACGCCGAATGCGCTCCTACGGTCTCGATGAAGAGGCACAGAACGCTCTGTTCGCATCCCTCCGGGGAATCAAGAAGGTCGAAGACATCACCGAGGCGGGCCTGAACCTGGCCGACCGCGAGCGAATCGCGGCCTTCATGTTCCGCGTCACGCGTCAACAAGTGATCGAAGGCGATGCAAGCGACTCCATCATGCTGATGCACTCGGCAGGCGGAAAGCTGGTCACGCAGTTCCGTTCGTTCATGGCCTACAGCTATGAACGGCATCTGCTGAACTCCGCCTACCACTGGAAGGACTGGAACACCTACATGATGGTCATGCTATCCAGCTCCATCGCAGCCCTGCAGTGGGCCGCGCGAACGTCCCTCAACACGGCGGACGACCCGGAAAAGCGCGCGAAGCAGCTAACTATGGGTAACTTCGTGGCTGCAGGGGTATCCCAGTCTTCCTGGGGCGGCGTCATTCAACCCATCGTGGACACCGCACTGCCTCTCATGGGCCAAGACCCGGTGTTCGCCAACGCCCGCTCAACGGGCATGTCCACGAACATCGTGGGCGGCATACCGGTCGTTGACTTTGCCAATCGCGTAATGGAAGCGTCTTCGCTCCCAGCGCAGGCGACCCGCGGCGATAGAGAAGTGACCCGAAAGGAGCTGGAGAACGCAGCCAAGCTGTTCTGGTTCCAGAATCTCACAGGATGGCAAAACATCCAGCGCATGGCACTTAAGGAAGCAGAGAGTCGAGGCTTGCTAAGCGACGGCTCCGGTGAAGCTGCCGCACGACGCGAAGACCGAGACGATAAGGAAGACTCTTGGACCGCAAAATCCCTCTTTGGCCTGGACACTGAATGATTGAACAAAACCGGGGCCTGTCCTTCGTGGCTTACACCTACGAAGGCGGGCCTCGGCGCTTCACCTGCACGTTCCCGCGACTGAAGCCGGAGCACGTGCGCGTGCTTGTGGGTGACCCCAAGTCGCCCCGGACGGTTCTCGGCAAGTGGATCAACTCCACGACCGTCGAGATTCCCGACCAATCCGAATACCTCGCGACGCCTTACAGCGTCCTCCTGCGTCGGATCACACCCTTCGCAGAACAGGCGATCCTCTTTCAGGACGCCGCAACACTTCCGGCAGACCAGCTCAACACCGCCATCCGGCAGCTCCTCTTCGTACAGCAAGAGGTCGCCGAGTTCGGCGTGGGCACAGGAAGCGTGCCAGGCAGTGGGCTGCCGGGGAACGGCGGGGGCAACCTGCCGGATATCCAGACCATCGTAGACCAGGTTGTGCAGTCGCCGGCCTACCAGATCCTCCAGGAACGTATCCCGGAGATTGACGCCAACGCCGAACTCATCATGCAGGAGCTTCTTCGCTCCAACGAGTTCTTCGACACGAAACGCGACTACGGCGACCGAATCTCTGAAGCGTCCACCCGCCTCGCTCTAATCGAAGATGGCGACAAGGTGACGGCCGAGCAGATCACCACGCTATTGGCTCGGATGGTCAGGAATGAGACTGATGTGGCGGCCAGCTTCGATCAGGTCAACCGCGCAATCGCCACAGAGACTGAAGCACGCGTCGAATCCATCACCGATATGCACGCACAGATCACCTCGGAAACCGGAACGCTAGTTGCTCAAGCGGTTGATAGCGTGGAGGTGGTAGTCAACAAGGTCGAGTCGAGAGTCACCACTAATGAGGGACGGCTGGCGGCCCACGGCGAATCCATCGCAGCTACCAATGAATCACTGAAGGTCGTCGCTAACGATGCCCAAGCTAGCACCGAGTGGCGCCAGCTGTTCGCTGCGCAGTACGGCCCTGCAGGCGCTACGGGCGCCTCTGTAGCCGCCGCCGTCAAGCAGCAGATAGACGCAAAGGCGACACCGGACGAAGCACGAAGCATCGCAAACACGTCAGTTACGGCATTCGCCAACGGCACCTTCGCAGCCCTGCAGCAGTCTTACACGGCCTATGTGGGTGCGAACGACGCCAAATGGTCTGGCACATGGTCTCTCCGGATCAACGGCGGCGACCCTAACAACCCTGTCGTCGCCGGCATTGCGCTTAGTGCATACCCGGGCGGGTCGGACTTCGTAGTCCAGTCGGATCGCTTCGCCATCACGACACCAACCGCGGGCTACGGTGCTCGCAAGTTTCCCTTCGTGGTAGGAACCGTGGGTGGCCTGAGCACGGTGGGCATCACTGGGCAATTGCTGGTAGACGGCTCGATCACCGCGAACAAGCTGACAGTGAACTCGCTGGCCGCCATCACCGCCAACATGGGAACAGTCAACGGTGGCACGTTCAAGACGCACACGCTCGATGTCAACGGCAATATCGTCGACGCGCACGAGTTCCGTGTCGAGTTGTCTAACGTCGGCACTTGGCCCATCTGGGTCGGGGCAGGAGACAAGAACGAGAACAACGCCGTCTTCTGGGTTGATCGCTCGGGCAACGCAGGCTTCAAAGGCCGCGTGTCTGCGCCAAACATCGTCGGCAACTTCAATCGCTTGGCTCCTGTGGATTGGACCGGCTCGGTGTCGATGAATAACACCACGGGAATCGTCAACTTCACACTCCCGGCGCCTGTGCTACTAGGCGAGTCGCACACGCCGCTGATCGTACTCAGTGCAGGCGTAGACCATGCGTCGTCAGACAACGGGCGTGCATTCATTTACATCCAAAAGCTAGTTGGTGCGGCCTGGGTAACGGTGGATACCTACTTCATCATTCAAGGCTCGGGCCACAAGTTCAACCATGCGCTCAATTACGTCGGAGACCCGACAACGGCGGAAGCCACCTACCGTGTGGCCATCGCCGATTCTTCGCGCGGTGACCGCCTGATCATCACAAAGGTCCGTGGATTCATCCAAGGACTCCGATAACGAGGAACTAATGGCAGAAACACCAGGCTACGTTTCCAATGCAAAGCTCGCGGAACGCATCTCGGCATTGGTAGATCGCTGGAACACGCGCGAGGACCAGATGATCGCGCTCCTCACTCAACCCCAAGGAGCTGTAACGGTCACTGACGGCCTCGGCAAGGATCATGTCCTGCCCTCCTTCCTCCAGCTCTCCAAGGATGTCTCAGAGTTGGTGGATGAACTAACGGGCGCCGTTAGCGGCGCTTCCGAGTTTGCCAATACGGCCCGGTTGTACGCTGAGGGCGCGCAGGCCTCCGCCAACGATGCACAAACGAGTGCCGAAGACGCAGCTCAGCAACTCGTAGACGCGACCGGCCAAGCAGAAGCGTCAGCTGCAAGTGCAACGGCAAGTGCCGCAAGCGCGTCTGCGTCGGAGTCGAGCAACCAATCGGCCGGACTGCACGATAACGCCGCTTCCGCCAGCGCAGCCGATGCTGATGCTGATGCGATCCAAGCAGCGAACTCCAAGGCCCAGGCCGTGGCTTCCGCAAGCGCAGCTGCGTCAAGTGAAGTCCAAGCAGCCTTCTATGCCCACCATGCGGAAGATTGGAGCGACCAGGCGAAGTCGTGGGCGAACGCCCCGTCTGGTACCGAGATTGAGCCGGGAGCCTTTTCGGCCAAGCACTGGTCCGAGCAAGCCAGGGCATCCCTCACGGGTACGCTGGTCTACCGAGGTGGCTGGGACGCCGGCACTGGCTCGTTCCCAGCGGGCGGTAACACCGGCGCGTTCTACAAGGTCACCGGAGGCGGCGCTATTGGTGGCCGCCAGTACAATCCCGGCGACCAGATCGTCCATAACGGCTCCGGCTGGGACCATATCGACAACACTGAGCAGGTCACGTCGGTGGCTGGCAAGTCCGGCGCGGTCCAGCTGGTGCCGAGCGACATTTCCGGCCTGGGCATTCTCGCAACGCGCGATAGCGTGGATTTCAGCAGCCATGTGATAAACAAGCCAGCGTCATACCCGCCGAGTGGACATATGCACACGAAGGGCGATGTCGGGCTTTCAAACGTGGACAACACATCCGACGCGAACAAGCCGGTCAGCACCGCGCAGCAGACCTCACTGGATTTAAAGGCACCAATCGACAAGCCGTCCTTCACAGGCGGCGTAACAGTCCGGAACAACTTCCTTCGGGTGAGCGGCTGGCAATCGGTCCCTAACGATGGCGTGGTTTATTTCGGAGCAAGCGATAGCTGGCTCTTCAAGCAGGGAGACACGTTCCGATTTCAGGTTGAAGGCAAGTTCAACGCAGTTCTGGATTCGTCCGGAACCGTCTGGACATCTGGAAACTTTAATCCGGCCTCCAAGGCAGATATTGGAGGCCAGCCACGCTTCGCTGGCGTTTTTGTCGGCGCAAACAACGATCAATTCTTCTACACCGAAGATGCGAATCAGAGCGTCGTGCTGCGCTTCGGCTATGGCACGTCTTTCAAATATGCAAAGTGGAATGGCGTCACTGGCGCTTTTACCGCACCCCATCTAATTGCGGGCGGCTCCGGTAACGGCGCTTACGTACAGATCGGCGACGATGTGCGCTTGGTTGACATCGGCAGGAGCCACACGACCGCTATCCAAAGTACAGCGAATGGGAACGTCGGATTCCTGCAGTTCGGGACGGGACCGACGATTGGCTGGGATGGCGCCACCCTTCAAGCAGCGGGACAAGAAATCAAGCATGCCGGCAATACTGGCTATTACGGCGTAAGTGGGCGGCAGCATAGCGACTGGAATACCTGTGTCACTCAGGGCATCTGGATGGCCGTTGGAGCAACCAACTCTCCCGACAATTCAGATTGGTGGTTAGGCCACGTAACTGTTCACAACGGCGATTGGGTGCAGCAGGAGGTCATCAACTTCACCTCAAATCCGCCCAAACAGTTCCGGCGCCAGAAGCAGGGTGGAAGCTGGGGCGCCTGGCAACAGTGCGGCATGGTCATTGTATCGACTACAGATCCTGGCGGCGCCGATGGCGTTCTTTGGATTCAGCCGTAATGAGTGGCTGGCTTATCAAATGGGGTGGTGCATATCGACAGCCGTGGATAGTGCGCCTCAAGTGGGGCGGCGCGTGGGTCAATCCAGCTGCCGTCCGCCTCAGATGGGGCGGCGGCTGGGTGACCATCTACACCGCCTACACCCAACTATCCAGCAACGCCACTGGAAGCTCCGCTCAATACAACAACGGTAATAGCCGCACACCGATCACCCGGCAGCTTGGCGCGCGCGCGACTATCTACACCGCAGGCGGGAACGGAAACCTCACGTATTCCTGGTTCGTGAGCAGCTCTAGCCAAGTGTCGAATGTATCGCTTGGCCCATCTGGGCCGTACTGCGATGTAAACGTCACCGCCACTCTAAATCAAAGCGGAAGCGTCACCGTGGGATGCACCGTCAGTGACGGACAGAGCAGCACCACCGCCTACGCGACGACTCGCTACGACTACTACAACACCGTCTAAGGACTCATTGAACAAAGAAGAACTTACGCTCCTCGGCACCCTCGGTGCTGTCGGAGCGCTGATTGGCATCGCAAAGTTACTGGTCTCCGATGAACCCCTCAAGCCCCGTCAGGTCATCGGCCGTGCATTACTGCACGCCGGCTTGGGCGTGGCCTCAGCAGGAATCCTCGTGTTGATTCCCGGCCTGGGCACTGCCGCCATCGTCGGTATTGCCTGCGTATTTTCCTCGCTCGGCACCTCCGCGTTGGAGGCAGCCTTCAACAAGTACCTGAAGAAGTGAGCAAGGCCAGCAAGGATTCGATGGAACGCCTTCATGGCGCCATCGCAGACAAGCTGAGCGACACCATCGGGAATATGGAGGCCGGCGACAAAGGGCTGGCCGCGCTGCTTAACGTGGCCCGCCAGTTCCTTAAGGACAACGGCATCGACTCCGTGGCGACCGAGACTAACCCGGTTGGCAAGGTCGCCGATGCAGTCTCGAAGCATCCCTTCGATCCCGCCGAGAGCCTGAAGCACCACTGATGGAGGCGTCGGGGATCACTTCCCTGCACGTCATCCACCCCTGGGAGGACTTCCGTAACTTCGCGTTCGACCTCTGGACGCATCTGGCCCTGCCGTCGCCAACGCCCGTGCAGTACGACATCTGTTCGTACCTCCAGCACGGGCCGCGGCGCCGCATGGTCCAGGCGTTCCGAGGCGTGGGCAAGTCGTTCCTCACGGCTGGATACGTGTGCTGGCTTCTCTGGAAAGACCCGCAGCACAAGATCATGGTGGTCTCGGCGAGCAAGGAGCGCGCTGACGCGTTCTCGGTGTTCGTTAAACAGATCATCGAGACCTTCGAGCCACTGTCGCACCTGCGCCCTCGCAGCGACCAGCGCAACTCCAACCTGGCCTTCGACGTTGGCCCTGCCCTCCCCGACCAATCGCCTTCGGTGAAGTCGGTAGGCATCACAGGCCAGCTAACCGGCTCGCGCGCTAACACGATTATTCCCGATGACATCGAGGTCGTGAAGAACTCGCAGACCACCGTGCAGCGAGAGAAGCTCGCAGAACTCATCAAGGAGTTCGATGCGGTATTGAAGCCTGGTGGACAGGTGATCTACCTCGGCACGCCACAGACCGAAGAGTCGCTCTACAACAAGCTGCCGGAACGCGGGTACGACATCCGCATTTGGCCCGCACGCTTTCCGAAGGACATGAAGCAGCGTGTCGCATACGGCGCCATGCTCGCTCCAGTGATCGCGGCGGCGTTCGACGACAATCAGGCCCTCGCCTGGACGCCGACCGACTCCAGGCGCTTCGACGAGAAGGACCTGATGGAGCGCGAAGTGTCTTACGGACGTGCTGGTTTCGCTCTGCAGTTCATGCTGGACACCACGCTATCTGACGCTGAGAAGTATCCGCTCAAGCTGTCGGACTTCATCGTCATGGACGTTGACCGCGAGGTCGCGCCGATCCGTGTCGTGTGGTCCTCCGGTAAACAGCAGGTGGTCGAGGAATTGCCCTCCGTGGGCTTCTCGGGCGACCGCTGGCACCAGCCGATGTACGTGGCTCCCAAGATGGAAGAGTTCACCGGATCGCTGATGACCGTCGATCCGTCCGGACGGGGCGGCGACGAGACGGGCTTCTGCGTCACCAAAGTGCTGCGCGGCATGATTTACCTGCGCCGCTCAGGCGGCTTCAAGGGCGGCTACGAGGACTCCACGCTGGAGGGCTTAGCGCACATTGCGCGCGCAGAGAAGGTCCAGCTAATCCTTGTCGAATCAAACTTCGGCGACGGCATGTTCAACAAGCTGTTCGAGCCGGTTCTGAAGCGGATCTACCCGTGCTCCGTCGAGGAAATCAAACACTCAACGCAGAAGGAGCGCCGAATCTGCGACACCATCGAGCCGGTTTTGAATCAGCATCGCCTGGTCGTGGACAAGGCCGTGATCCGCGCCGACGCGGACACCGAAAACCACCACTACCAACTGTTCCACCAACTCTCCCGAATGACCCGCGACCGCGGCGCCGTCAAGCACGACGACCGCGTGGAACCGCTCGCAATGGCACTCGCGTACTGGGCCGACCAGCTTGCACGCAATGTTGAAGACGAAGAGTCGCGGCGCATGGAGGAACTGCAAGAACAGGACTACCTCGACTTCATCCAATCGGTCACTGGCCGTGCGGTGGACGAGGCGAACTTCTACGACAACTACTAACCAAGGAACCACCATGACCGAGTTTTTCATCACTGCCGCCGTCTTCCTGGCGTTCGGCCTGTTTATCCGTAACCGCATCCGCAAGGCCAAGGCAGCGGCCGCAGCTTCGGCCGGCGCAGCTGTCGGCGGCGGCTCCACTGGCACCAAGCCGCACACGCAGGTCCGTTGAGCGAATCCATCCGCATCGCAACCCCGCTCACTAAGGTGAGCGAGGGTTTGCGCCTTCGGGCATATGTGTGCCCGGCCGGCAAGCTAACCATCGGGTGGGGCCACACCGGCGCCGACGTGAAGCCAGGCATGACGATCACCACGGAGCGCGCTGAGCAGCTCCTAGAAGCCGACTTGAAGAGCGCCCAGGCCGGCGTAAGGAAGCACGTGCGCGTGCCTCTCAAAGCGCATCAGGAGGCCGCTCTCGTGGATTTTGTGTTCAACCTAGGCGCAGAGCGGCTGCGCACATCTACTCTGCTGCGTCTGCTGAACTCCGGCAACTACACTGCGGTGCCTGCGCAGCTGACCCGTTGGGTGTATGGCGAGGTCAATGGCAAGAGCCGAAAGCTGCCTGGCCTGATTACTCGCCGCGCCGCAAACGTGGCGATGTGGGAGACCAAAGAAAACACCCACCCCCCAATAAGGGTGGGTGTCACTCAACAAGGCTCAGCGAACTAAAAATTAGAACGGCTGCGTCGGGGGATACTCATCCTTGCCGTTACTGTGGAACTGATAATCGCGCAGAATCCAACCACTAGCGTTGCTGCTGTTAACCCACTCGTACGTCCAGCTCTCGTAAGAGCCTTGCGGATAATCGTTGCGGATGGTGAGCTTCTCGCCGTTCATGCCATTCGTCGGCAGGTCGAGCGGCGGATCGCCTACGCCTTGCGTAGAAGCCAAACCAGACGACTTAACCGTCCTAGCGATGGTTACTTTGCGTAACGGCATAACGGGCGTGTACCCGGGAGAAGCCTTTTTGATCCATCCCGAGACCTGGGCCAGATCGCCACTTCCCTCATAGACGCGTGTTGTTGTGACAACAGAACTCACGCTGCCTCGATTGGCAGTTTCCTTTGCAAACAGACTTCCGCTTCCCAGAGTCCCGAGCACCACTGCAAGTGCCAAGACGGCTCTACGCGTCGCCTTCATACTTCACTCCATTGTTGAAATAGCAGGCGTCGTGCCTGCCTGAGCATGCTATCAGCACTGCGCGGGGGGTGGATCTTATTATTTGAGGCCGAAGTCACAGTGCCTCCTCTTCGGGGAGCCGTCAGTCGCTAGAACTATGACCATAAGCGCCTCAGGTAGACCAATTAAGTTATATCGTAAATTCGTATGCCTAACCGGCTGTTGCTTCAGGGAATGAAATTCTTTCAGCAACAAGGTTACCCTTAAGAGAACACTTCAAGTTCTACTCCGGTGCTCTCCCAGTGCTCCTCAAGTACGTTCCTGCCGTCCTACCCCTCGCCATCCTGGCTGGATGCACTCAAAGCGCACCGCAAGCGATCCCGAAGGGACTGCTGGTGACTGCTGACGGAGGTCAGATCATCGTGGTAGGCGACGGATTCAGCTGCGGCGGGGCCACCAAAGCTCACCCCGGCGAGGACGGGCTGAAGGACGCAGTTTCCAGCTGGGTAGAGTGCAAGCCTGACGCCTCCGCCAGTGCTCCTGCAGGGCCTTCTGAGGGCTCGTAGACACGCACGTAGCGACCCTAGGCTTTGACGCCCGCTACGGGGCACCGGGACGCCTTCCTGTGCCTATTCGATACCGCGCAGGGCCTTGGCTTCAGCTAGGTAGGCGTCCTTTTCCGGCGATGGCGGCTGTTTGCGTACTAGGTTGATGGTCGCGGCAGATGCCGAAATGGCGTCAGTGGTCGAGGTTGGGCGCAAGGACTGCAAAAGACCCTTGAGTACGTCACGCTGAGCATTGAGGCGGGCTTCCAGTTCGGTGATCGTGGGCATCGGGTCGTCCTTAGGGGCGAAATGTTTGGCGGAGATTTCCTTGAGGGTATCTGACTCCGAAACGTCGCGCGAATCCCCCCTCCGGGGGTCGCCGTGTGCCACGATTCTTCTCTTCGACGGCCTGCTACGGCTCTGCCGTCCCTCTCTGCGTCACCTGTCGCCCTAAGCCGTTGAATTGAAGCGCCCCGCGCTGGATTCCCTATCCAAGCGCTACCCCAACGCGCACCAATAGCCCACAGCTGGCGCGCTCAAGCTGCCCGCATGTGTTCGCGTCTCTCTGTCCCTATCTGTCGTTTTGCTTCCGACCATAGGCCGGCACCTGCCGATCGCTCACGGCCCTACCTGCCCCGCGACTCCTGCCGCACAGCCCAGCAGCCGGCGCATTAGTCGCCCCACTCATATAGCACTGACAGACCACGGCTAGCGCCCTACCGTTTTGAGAGCATCCGTACAATTCCATAAACATCCCTTATGTGGCACTTGACCCACATATGAAATTGATCTAGCTTATATCCCATCGGCCAGCCACACCGGCCGAAGCGATCCCTGAGCCGCCCAGCGCGGCGCTAGGAGAAACAATCGGATTCAACCGGCCCCAGCCCGTGCGATGCGCTACTGGGGCGGCCTTCAAGGGCCTGCGACTACGCCGAGAGGCAACCGCAGGGGAACCGAAAGAGGCCAAGGCGGCTAGAGGCCGCACGGTTCCGGGGTGCTCTCAGATATCGCGGTCGCATCATCCCAATGTTGGGAAATGACTTGACAATGGGACACTTCCAGATTTAGGATATGTCCCACGGTTGCCGAGGCAGCCAACTGACAAGGCGGGAAGCTCTCCCGCCGCATTCCGACCCTTGCACGGGGTCGTAAATAACACGGTGCGGCTGGACCAGCTAAGGCGCGATGAAGCGTCGTTGCGGGAAGTCCGGGACGGGAATGGCTCTGCCTTCACCCACCCACATGACGACCCCTCAACGACAGCGGAGCGGCACTGGCCCGAAACCGGCACGGCCTGACAATCCTGCACATCGCAGGAGAGTCGGGCCACTCAAGCGCCTCGGTCACACGGGGATGTTTGAGTGGCTTGATTCACTGGAGAACCCTATGGAACACGATGCGATTCCCTACGTTGCACCCGACGCCCGCCTGATGGACACCGTTAGGTGGGAACTGGCGTGCTACCGGACAAGTATCGGCCGTACCGAAGCTTTGTCCAATGCATCCCATATTTGGCACACATCCCATGGAGGAACGTAACATGGCAATGCATAAGGAAGCGCACCACAGAAGAGTTCAAGCCGGCATGGGGAGGCCGGCAAGAAGACCGCACTACACCTGCCTGCGCGTCGTTGGCCGTTGGGTGCTGCGGCACCACGGCCTTGCGGTTGGCATCTATCCGACTCTAGGCGCACTTGTCGCTGCCCGGATCGAACACGAAGGACGCACTCATGGCTAAGCACGACGGGATCACTGAGGCTCTGGATTGCGACAACGCCGCAGCCATGGCCGGATTCACCCGCGAAGTATTTGCCAGGACCACCACACTCGACCTGCACCTGCTAGTCCGCCCTGACGACGACTTAGACGGATGCTTTCAAGCGTGGTGCACTGATGAGCAGGAGTGGCTACGAGTCGAGGGGTGGAACTTCTGCATCGAGGACGTACACTCTGGAGCACCCGCATGATCGAGGAGGACGCATTGAAACTGACCAAGCTGCGCGCCGAGATTCGCAAACTCAACCGGGAGTCGGACAAGCTGATGCTTGAGACCCGTTGGTATCCGATGGTGGTCACCACGGCGCTTTTCGCAGCGGTCGCGGCGGTCATCAAGTTGTTCGGCTGACTACCTGAAGCACCAGCAGGAGCGCTGCCCTAACGCTACACCGGATGGGCTGCCTACGGCCCGGTGGCTGGTGAGTAAATCCTAGCAACCGGGTAAGCACCCGCACATCACTGGACGGCGCACTGCGCTGTTCGAAAATTCCCACAAGCCGCCTCCGGGCGGCTTTTTTGTTGCCCGGAGAACGGCTGCATGACATCGCACCAAAGCATCATCGACCGCGATATTGAGCAATACGAAAGCGACGTAGAGCACCACTCAATGGCGCTCCTGCGCTGTCCGAACGGTCAGGAGTGGCTGCACCGCCGCCGGAGGGATGCGGCCGCGTCAGCCGCAAGCGCCCTGAGGACGTACCGCGAGGCGCTGAGGGCCAGCACATGAGCACACCACGCATCTACGTGGCCTGCTTGGCCTCCTACAACAACGGCGTCCTGCACGGGCGCTGGATCGAACTGGACGGCGCCGACCTGGATGAAGTGCGGGGCGAAATTGCCGAGATGTTGCGCGAGTCGGAGTTTCCGAACGTGACCGTCGAATGTCCTGTCTGCGACGGCGAACGGAACTTTGTCAGCTCAACCACCGGACAGGCATTCCCCTGCGAACGCTGCAAGGGCACCGGGTGTGTCCCCAGCGCAGAAGAGTGGGCGGTCCACGACAGCGAGGACCTGCCGACCAACTTCCGGGACACCGAACACCCCGACCTATCCGCACTCATGGAACGACTGCAGGAGCTGGAGGACCTCAGCGACGACGAGCGCGAAGCCTTCGACGCCTTCTGCGAGGTCGAGGGGGACGAGGACGTGGATACGTTCCGCGAGCGCTACATCGGCGAATTCAACAGCTGGGCGGACATGGCTGAGCACCACGCGGACGAGACTGCGCTTCTTGAGCACGTCCCCGAAAACCTGCGGCGCTACTTCGATTACGAAAGCTACGGCCGGGACATGCGCGCGGGCGGCGATGCCTATGAAACCCGTGGCCATTACTTCTGGAGCCACTGATATGGAAACCATCGAGCTGCACGGCCTGACCTTCGCCGTCGAGAAGGAACACGACCACGAAGCCGGCACTCCCTGGGAGCGCGAGGATGGGCACGGGCCTGTATCCGGCTGGCGGCACAAGCGCACCAAGCGCCCCGGTGAGCTGGTGTTGAATCAGCACAGCCCGATGGAGGTCCGATTCTACGACTTCGCGGAAGCCTGCAAGATCGCCCTACGTGATGGCTGGGGATCACACTACGCCGAGCCGGGCATGAGCAAGCGTCAGATCGCCGCACTGGCCGCCCGTGAGGACTACGAATACCTCAAGGCGTGGTGCCGCGACGATTGGAGCTACATCGGCGTAATCGTCACGCTGCTTGATGCGGACGGCAACAGGACCGACTACAGCGACGCATTGTGGGGCGTTGCTGATGACGGCTCACACGCCGACACGATGGCCCACGACCTCGCGCTGGGTGTCGGCGCACTGTTGAACTGGGAGGCGGTTATCGAGCTGCCGGCGCGCACTGTCGAGCTGCGGTGGGCTGCATGAGCGCCATCTATTACCAAAACGAACACGGCGCTACTGCTGCTGCAACGTGCGGCTCGGATTTTTCATAAGATCGCCAGACGCAACTAAGGTCAGGGTCAGTTGGATCAGCGACCACTACTCCCGAAATTCTGAAAACGGAGATATCGGCCGAACACTGATTCGACCCGCCCACGCGCACCGCCGATTCTTTCTTCCGCTATCCGCAGGGTCGCTATTTCCTGCTGCGTGATCGCATCTGAAAGGTCGAACGGTGTCTTGCGCTCAAGACCCGTCGCCGTTCTCTCGATTATCTCCATATCGCTCCGGATCGCATACATGAGGCGCGTCGCATCCCTACCGAAAAGGAAGGACGCCTCAAGAAGGCAATCTTCGAACTCTGCAAGAACGTCTGCGGGGATATCCACGTACGGCCTGTGAAAACAATTGCTCTTTCGTCGGTACGCCGGTCCGCGTCGAAATCGTACCTCTGTCAGTACGCAATTTAGCAACCCCATCGTGGCCTTGTAGACCCTCAATCTTCGGTCATACGAATCAAGCCGAAGTTTGATGGTTCCAGTTCGCCACTGGGCAACTGCTACCGCCACGCCCAATGCCGCGACGGCTGGGCCGAGAGTGGCTTTCATGAATTCAATTACATCAACCATCGAGTCCCCAGCGATCAACATCCAGGGCTATTGGAGCACAGCTATGCAGTCTAAAAAGCTAGGGGTGCGGCGTTGAACAGCTTCTTCGAACCACGCGCCGACACAGCAGTCTACGCACCGGACGGCAAGGTCTTCGCCTACGGCCCTCGCATCACCCGCGGCGGCACCTTCGGTGAACCCGAGTACACCGAGCCACCCAAGCCTGGCGAGACCCCCGACCACTGGGAGGTTCGCTGGGTGGACTACTACGACAACGCGGGCCACTTCATAGATGGCTGGGTTGCCGACTGCGCTGTCGAAGCGCACGCAAAGTTGCTGGCGGAGGCATTGGTGAGCTGAGCGCCGAGTTCATTGGCCATTTACAGCAGAGAGACAAAACTTGACGTTGGGTCAGTTAAGCCAAAGAATAGGCCCCGACGCGAACGCCAGGGCCTATGGGCTGCCTCATGTTGTGGTCATATGGTGGATCGGTTCCATATACGTATCCTCCTCACAGCTCATCGTCGCTGCTGTCTGCGTCAGGGGACTCACCCTGAGTTGAACCAGGTCCCGTTCCAGTGCCAGCTGGTGCGGGACCGCTCTTTAGTCTCAAACTCCACCCAAATTTTCTACTAGGTAAGAATCGCCCGTCTTTCGATAGCATCGAAGATAGGGCCATCGCCTTGTTGTCGCCTCCAATGAATATCCCTCGCGCCTCCAGCGATCGAACAAGTTCTGCAGGCTTCTGAGGGAAACCATCTTTCAGCTCATCGAAACACGCCTCAATTACTTGATCTTTCAACGACTTTTTAATAAGTAGTGGTAGCGGCGGTAGCTGAGGCAGCTTAATAGCCGGTAGGGGTGGAAGCTTTACTGGTATGGGTTGGTGAGACTGATCTACGGCTTTGCCGAACAAAGCTGTACCCATCTCGACAAATTGAACAAATGCCGCGCGGCGCGTCTGCAGCTCTGAGATTGCCTGATCCAGTGCTGCGATTTCACTTCGTGCTTGAGCGATTGCATCCATTGGTTCGCATTAGCGCTTAAAACAGAAGAAAGATAAATAGTTCGATTTATCCTGTTCATGCTCCGTTTAGAAATGAAGAGATTGAAAAAATCATTCGCTAGCAAATGCAGGTTAAAACGAACAGCGGATGCTAGGGACACGACACGGTAGCGGCGTGCGCAGCACACCCAACACATTCAAGTGGTTGGAGGCCCCTCAGACGTGGGGCCTCTGGTGCCCGCCAGGCGGCATTCCTATCTACATACGTAAAGCAGACGCTTCCATTCTGATTCGCTGGGATGGCTGCACGATCCGCGCCAAGGCCGCCAACGTCGATCAGGCTAAGCGCTATGTGCTGCGCTGGGCTGAAGCACGCTCCAAGGGGCCTTGGGGGCGGGGTAAGGGTGGTGGATTCGACCGTCGAGACCGTATGCCAGAAGTCGTCCGCGCCGCACAAGCCGACTGGGAAGCGGAGAACGCAGATGAAATTAGGGAGTTCAAACCGGGTGAACTCAACGAGCTGCTTCAGCAGCAACGGAACGCGCGCCGACGCCCCTGATGGGTCGCCTACCCGAGCCGTTTGAGAAAACGACCTCCGAAGTACACCAGTCAGATCAAACGCCGCTAATACGGCGTTTTTTTTGCCCGGCGAAAGCAGGCATCACAACCGGCATCTACACGTGTGCCGTCTCAACTATGGAGAAAGAACAGCGATGTTCACTCTGATTTACGACCTCTCCGGGCGCCCCTTGGTCTCCATCTGTGAGACGGGCCAAAGCTCTAATAACGCCATGCGGACGCACTACGACACGGATGATCAGGAGGCCACATGACGCCACAGATTGCTCCCATCGTGCGCACTGAATACCGCACTTTCCAGGACCTACTAGAAGCAATCGCAGACGCCCTTGCAGTGGCTCGCGTTGCCGCCCCGGAGGCTCCTGTCCAACTACACGCCGTCACCGAGAACGGGGAGGAATTGGAGCTATCCGTGCTCCGCCACCCGATTCCAGCGGAGGCCGCGTGAGGCACGCCAGCCGAATCGCCCAGGAGGTCGGCATCTTGGTGGTTAAGGGGGTATTCCTGGGTTTCCTGATTGGCGGTGTGGTCCTTTGGGCCGTCATCGCTACTGCGCCCTTGCGCGCCAGCTGAACTTGCTTTCGAGCAATCATATTCTGCAGTGGAATTGGCCCCATTGCGGGACGTGACCCTTTGTTGAGCCATAGAGACCGAGCACTTTGAGACTGATTACCGCCCTTCTCTTTGTTGTAACCCGCCGCGCCAGAATCTCTTTTTTAGCTTCTAGCATGAACCAGAAGGGCTTCTGGATTGACTACTACTCCCAGCACCAGGTTTACATCGGTTGTGGCGCGGGTATCATTGCAATCGAGGGACATAGCCCGAACTAGCGCCATCTTTGGGGGAAGGTGGCGTTCACTTCCAGTAACCAACCGGAACCTACCCCATGACCAAACTTACGACTGACGAACTCGTCCACATCTTGCAGGTTGCATTGGAAGAGCTTCGGGAAGATGTGGACGCGGATCTACTGGCATCTAAGTTGCTCTGCCTGACCACTACATATGAGCAACCAGGCCTTCAACAGTTGGACCTTGGGAAGCACATCAAAGGCCTCAGCAGCTCCTCAGCCTCGCGCCACATCATGGATTGGAGCGAGTACGACAAAAAGGGTAAGCCCGGCGTGGAGTTCGTCCAGCAGCGCCCTGATCCGGCCTACCGTCGTCGGAACCTGCTTTTCGTGACGCCGAAGGGTCAGCAGTACCTCAACAGCCTCACCGAGCGCGTGAACAAGAGCCTCGAAAAACGAGGCATTCGCGCTGCTAAATCCGCATAAATGGAGATGCGATGCCACTACGCCTCAAAGGCACGGCCCCCCGACCAGGGGAGGCCGACCGACGCTATTACATGATCGATGTGCAAGTTGGGAATCGCCGCGAGCGGCTCTCAACCGGAACACGAGACCGGCACCTCGCCGAGAAGAAAGAGCAAAACATCATCGACGCACTGCGCGATGACCCGGATGTCACCAGCCTAGAGCTGAAGCGCATCCTCCGCGGCGAGCGACTGGCTGCCCTGCAGGAGCGGCGACACGAACAGCGCTCCTGGACACTGAAAGAAGCCTGCGATGCCTGCCTGAAGGATCGAGGCGACGGCGGATGGGGCGAGGCCGCCAGCAACGACACCTATGCAACCAACTGCAGGATGATCCAGGCTTACCTGGACGCCGATACTCCGGTTGCCTTCATCGACCAGGAGAAGGTGACGGATCTGGCCGACTACCTCCTCAACGACGAGGAAAATGCCCAGGCCACGGTGAACCGCAAACTGTTCGCCTTGATGCACGTCCTGGCCTACGCCAAAGCGCACAAGCAGTATCCCAATGACCTCCCGAAGTGGAAGCCTCACAGGGAGGGCGATAACGCGAGGCAGTTCGTGCTGACGGCGAGCGATGAGCGAGAGCTATTTGCGGCCATCGCCAAGCTCGACGAACGCCCTGACAACCCGGAAGGCGGCAACCCTGTCTCCCGCGACGCTGCCGACTACGTGGACTACTTCACGTTCCTCGCGGACATTGGATGTCGCTCATCCCAAGCACTCAAGGTGCGCTGGGGGTTCTACCCCGATATC